TCCTTCCAACGCTCCAACGTGTCCGCCGGACAAGTCAGACAATCTCCTAGAGAGGAGATTTGTCTGTCCGTACTTGGCGCTCGTTTGTCCGTACTTGTCCGTCGCCCGCTAACCCTTGTATTCATTGAGTTCCCCTTGTCTGTCCGGCTTGTCCGTCCTTGTCCGCGGACAAAGTTATCCACAGGCTCCGGACAAGTCCGTTTTGTCCGTCTTTTATAGGGTTAACCCCTACATTTAGCTCATAATTTAGGTTCATGTTTGTCCTTCCATATCCAACAAAAATCGTCCCACTTGCCAACAATGCCGCGTTCCTGGAGCGCTTTCGCGGCGCGTAAAAATGCCTTCTTCTTGCTATCGTCCGATCCGTCGCTGATCTGTTTGCTCATCGCGAAGTCGCGCCACAAGGATTCGCTCACCGAGTAGTAACCCTTCGGAATGTAGTTCCCGATCTGTCTCTGTTCCCCGGCGCTCGATAACGCATCATGTAGCGCGTCCAGGATTAAGCGTTGCTGGCCGCTGAGTTTCTTCCTGGCCACGATGTCCGCGGGTTGATCGCTGATCTCCAGGACCAGGCTGGTTTCTGTTTCCAGGGACAAGGGTCCGGCGGCCAGCTCAACGCTGATCGTTTTAAACTGCATCGGATCGAGCGGCTCGGCGTCCTTCTGCTTTTCCGTGGTAAGTAGTACGCGATCCGCGTCCCGCTCGACGCGTACCGATACATCCACGGCACCGATTAAGGCCGTCGATCCCCGCGCCCCGCGATTACTATCCTTGCCGGAGTGATGGATCGGTAGGACCGCGCACCCGATTTGCTCGCGTACCAGGTCCATGTTCTTGACCGCTTTGCCCATGTCCTGGGCGGAGTTCTCATCGCCGCCGATCATGCACCTGGCAACGGTATCGAATACCACCATGGCCACGGGCATATCGGGATTTCGCATTGTCTCGATGGTTTGCAGTAGGTCCTGGATCTCCGCGTCGTCCAGGAGATTGACCGCCTTCGGGATCAGGTAGAAGGGCGCCTCTTCGACGCGTTCGTGATGCTGGTGCCAGGCTCCGATCCGCTTTCTAAATCCGCCAACGCCTTCGCCCGCCACGTAAAACACTTGTCCCTGGGCGACTTCATGGCCATGCCATTGCGCGCCATGGGCCACGGTTAGCGCAATATCTAGCGCCGTGAAAGTTTTACCGCCGCCAGGTTCGCCATAGACCATGGCAAGCGAGTGCTTGGGGATCAGTCCATTCACTAGCCAGGTGACTGGCGGCAATTGCGCGATCTCTTTGAGTGTCAGGATGCGGAGCTTGGGCGGGTTGACTGGCGCTTGCCAATCCTTCGCGAGTGGCGCACTCTTGGCCAGGTGTACGAGCTGGTCCTTGGTCCCGCCCTGGGCGATCCAATCGGATACGTCGCCCTTCTCTTTCAGGTTCGGGAGTTCCAGGATACGGATCTCCGCGGCCACGTTGCCGAGTTGCTCGGTAATCACCCTGGCATGGTTCTGTCCGGCCTCATCATTGTCCGGCAATACGATGATCTTGCGCCCGGCAAAATGCAAGTTCAATTCCTGGGTCCATTTCTTGGCACCGCCTGAGTTGCAAGATGCCAGCAATCCCAGTTGCTTTAGGGCCTCGACATCCTTCTCCCCTTCGACCAGGAAGATAGTCTTTCTCGGATGCTCCAGGATGGCCGGAAGGTTGTACGGCAAGGGTGTAACGCCTTGTAGGTTCCACACGTGCTTACCGTTCTCCAGGCGCCTTTGCCGGAAGTCTTTCGGCTCAAATCGGATAACTTCGTAAACGATCTCGCCGTACGCATTCACGTACGGGTACACGGCTTTTACTTTCTTGGCCTGGATCGGCTTTAGTTCTTCGATCTTGCTCGCCCTGGGCGTAAGCTGGACCCCCAGGTTCTCGCTCATCCAGGCTTCGATCTTCGCGCCGCCGGTTTCTTTGCGGATTAGATCCGCTACGCCGCCGCCTTCGTTCTGTTCGTGATCGTACCAGGTTCCCTTTTCGAGATCGATTGACTTGGACCCATGCGTACCAAACCGGATCTCTTTCCCCGGCTTGGATAATTTTGTGTTTGGTTCACCCCAAAAATACTGGGCGACTTGTTCTATGTGTTGTACCAGTTCCGTCATGGGAAAAAAAGACCGCGGGATTAACCGCGGCCCCTACTCAAAAGTTAATCAAAATTCGTCGATGTCATCCGCTGGTGCTGGGGCCGGGGCCTTCGCTTGTGCGGGTGCGGGTTTCGAATTTTGCTCCTGAGTAAATCCACGTGCGTCGTACAAAATGAAATCGGCTGGTGCATCGATCCACTTGTCCAGGGTGAAGTTGGGTACCTGGGTTGATCCTTTGCCGATCGCGATTACCGTTGATCCCGTGTATTTAAGGACGGGTACCTTGCCAGGGTTGGCCACGGACTGGTCCGCGATCTGCCCCCAAATGGCAGACAATCCCTTGTTACTGCCGGCGGAGTTGGTTGACCATTCGCGCTGGCCGATGGCCTTCGAATAGATTTGCAGAGAAAACCCGCGTTTATGTTCGTCGCTAGGTTGATCGCCTTTGACGCCTGGACGCGTGTCCCATTGCCAGTTCGGGGATGTCCCGGCCACGATCTTTCCCCATCCAGTTTTGAGGCTGGTAGGATCGACCAGGAATTGACCGAGTTGTACCTGGTTGCCGTCAACGTTCCACGTGCCGGTGCTGGCGTTGTAGCGAATGTATTGCCCGCCGCCTTCGCCCGTTAGTCCTAAATCAAAGCTCATTGTCTTGCTCCTTCTTGCTATTTGCTAAGTTGAAATTAAAAAGCCCGTATTGACGGTGCCACAAGAGCATCGTCTCTTCCGGGATCACGTATAGGCGCGGCTTTCTGTCAGCTCTAACTACCAGGAAGTCGCTCCCTTGCTGGTTCAGAGCGTCGTATAACACTCCGAATCCATCCTTGCGCCGCTTACATTCGATTGTGTAGCCGGCCAATATCACATCACCAATAAACATCCCACCAGCTCCGCCCGATAACGGGACCCGCTGGGCCTCAACGCCCTGGGCTTTCCAGGTATGGACTACTTCGAGTTCGAGTTCCGCGCCCCGTTCGCGATTGCGCTTACCCCCGGCCATGTAGCACCTGATCGATCCGATCTTCGATAGCCTGGCGGCGATTTGTCAGGCCCAGGGCAATCAGCTCTTCGGCCAGGCTCGACATGGACCGGCGCTCCTTGCTGGCTTGCTCGAAAAGCTCGGCCCGCAATCGCTGGGTAAGGTGTAGCTGGGTGGGTTTTGTGGGGTTTTCTGTCATGGTTGTGGTTTATTTACAAAATATTTTCATTTAGGTGTTGCAATGGTATCGTAATGGGACCATAATAAAAGCGTACAAACAACAAACGAAAGGAAAACAGAATGAAATATCAAATAATCAATCGCGCTCCTGATGGTCAATTTATCCGGACCTTCAAAAAATTATCCAGCGCCGCCGCCTACTTTGAAGAGATGTCCGGTTTCACAATCGAGCAAGCTCTTTCGGAAAGATACTTCATGGACGGCCAGGTTCCTACTTTCGATCAAGTAGAAGGTGTTAGCGCCGTGTCAATGTTTGGCAACGTAATCGTGATTCGGAAAATCGTCAGCGAGTTTGGTGCCGACGGTAATCTCGAATCCCTTGTTTCTTAATCTAGGAGAAATCAGCATGAAAAATTATCTCAGTTGTGCAGAAACCGCAGTAATGATTCGCCAGGTCCTAAAAGAATCTTTCCCTGGCGTCAAGTTCAGCGTCCGGTCCAGCGTGTATAGCGGCGGCGCTAGTATCAATATCCGGTACCAGGACGGCCCAAACTACGACGCCGTGAAGGCCGTCGTCGGGATCTTCGAGGCCTCTTACTTCGACGGGATGCAAGACTACAAAGGTCAAAACTATACCGCGATCGACGGCCAGGAGATCCGGTTCGGTGCCGATTTCGTGTTCGTAAATCGTCAGATCAGCGACGAGTTGTATGCCGCCGCGCTCGATGCCTTGTACGAGAAGTTTGCCGGTAACTTCGCCAGCGATCCGCTCCCACGTGTGACCGTCGCCGATGTTAAGAATGGCGCGTCACTCAGCCGCGAGATTCCTGGCATGGGTAACGGGTTGTACGGCGGGTTCAACAGACGCCTGGATGAAGTGGTCAAAGAGTTGGCCGCCGACTTCCCGGTTCAAGAGAGCGCGACGCTCGCTCGGATCTCTAGCCTGGGCGATGACGGGTACGGGATGGGTTGTGTTGGTAGGTTGGCCGCATGAAACTGGCGATCCTACGCCGGACCGTATTCCAGGGCGATGCAGTCCGTCGCCCGGTTGCCGTCGTCCTGGTCAAACGCCTGGACGTTCGCGAGTATGCGACGTTCTTGCAAGACCCCGACGGCAAGATGTACGCCGGCTTATATTCCAGGGACTACGAGGCCGCATTCGGCGAGTACGAGATTCGTTGCCGCGCGGCCAGTTCGCCCGATGATCCGGGCCGTGAAATTAGCGAGGTGAAATTATGAAAGTGATTGCGTATTACCGTGTGAGTACCAAGAAACAGGGCGAAAGCGGCCTGGGTTTAGAGGCCCAAAAAAATACGATCAATCGATTCCTGGCCAGCTCACCCTATGAGCTAGTGTCCGAGTATGTTGAGATCGAAAGCGGCCGCAAGACTGACAAGCGCAGACCACAATTGCGCGCGGCCCTGGAGCAATGCGAAAGAGAAGGCGCCACGTTGATGATTGCAAAGCTGGACCGTCTAACCCGTAACGTCGGATTCTTAACTACACTCTTGGATCGTCAGGTCCCGATCATGGCGCTCGATATGCCAAATCTCCAGGACCCAGCGATGAGCCGATTCATTCTCCAGCTCATGGCCAACGTGGCAGAGTTAGAAAGAGCGCAGATTTCAGAGCGTACTAAGAAGGCCCTGGCGGCGCGCAAGGCGAGGGGTATGTCATTGGGTTCACCCACCCCAGCCAACGGCGCCCAGGCCGGCGGATTGGTCACGGCGGACCAGGCAAACGAGTTTGCTTCCCAGGTTTACCCGGTGATCCAGGAGTTGAAAAAATTTGGATGCGCGACCCTGGAGAAAATCGCCCAGGGTTTGAGTGCCAGGGGAATCGCAACGGCCACCGGTAAAAAAGCCTGGTCAATTAGTGCGGTTCGTAATGTTGTCAACAGATACGAGGGAGCAATAGCATGATGAATCTAATCGCAAGAGCAACACTATTCGCGGACCAGGCGCACGATGGCCAGCTCCGTAAGTTCACGGGCTTACCTTACATCAGTCACCCCATGGAAGTAATGCAGATCGTCCGCGGCGTATGTAATGATGATGACGTCCTGGCCGCCGCAGTTTTGCACGATGTCATCGAAGATTGCGACGTGACATATACCGACCTGGTACTAGAGTTCAACGAGAATATCGCGCGCATGGTTTACCAGGTTACGAATGCGGCCGATGAACAAGATGGTGATCGTATCGCGAGAGCGTTTATCAATCGTCAGATTATGATGAACGCGAGCGAGAGCGCGCAGACGATCAAGCTGGCCGACATCATTTCGAATTTATCGGGCATCGACCTGGCGCTTGAATGCGATCCAGCCTGGGCAAAAATGTACCTGGAAGAAAAGGTTGACATGATTAACGTATTGACCAGGGGAGATGCGACTTTGAAAAAGAGAGCGGCATCACTCGCCGCAGAAGGGATACTCAAATGCTCGATGCGTTAATTACCGGATTTGTTTTTATGTTCGCCGGGTTCTTCGCGATCCTGGTAATTCTTGTGACGCTTTACTTACTGGAGAAATTTGAACAATGAAAAAATTAACTTCGTTCTTGTTACAAGGTTTAATGATGGTTGCATTCTCCGCGTTTCTTGCGGTGATTACGATCGAATGGTTCGCTGGTTGCGGCGAATATTACATTGATTCGCGCGGCAATGTAATTCCAAATGAGTGCGTGTTTATCGACTTCCCGAAAGGAAAATAAAATGGTTGGAAAAATTACAAACGACATTCTCCCGTCCGGGTCCCGGATCCCTAGCATCATGGGGGTATCCCCGTTCCGCTCACCGAATGACGAGCTGGCGGCCAGCATCGACGCGATGGAAGGCAAGCCGCGCCCACCGTTTGAAGTTGAGGCCGCAGACTGGGGCAACACCCTGGAGCCAATCATCATCACCGAGGCGGCCAAACGCCTGGGCATCACGGTCAAAGAGTTGCAAGTGGACTATGCGCTTTCTTACCTGGAAGATGACGAGATTATTTTGCAATGCTCGCTCGATTCAATTTGGGAAGGTGACGGCCGCACGATTACAACGGATCCGGACATGGGCGTTTATGTCATCGGCGCAGATAGCATTACATTGAACGGCCTGGGATGTTGCGAATCCAAACTAACGAGTGCCATGCCCGAAGATGAGCCACCCTTATATCGTGGTCCGCTCCAGCTCCAGGCGCAAATGCTATGCGCTGGCTATACCTGGGGAGTGATCGCGACCTTGTTCCGAGGGACCGAGTTGCGCTTATTCTTTTACCAGGCGAGCGGCAATATGCAGACAAAGATTATTGACGTATGCAAAGAGTTCACGCGCCGCGTTAATAGTAAGTCCTGGTACCCGGCAATCAGTCCGGCCGATGCAGTAAAGGCTTACCCGTCCGTGGATGAATCTAAACCAGCGATCGAGTTGTCCGGTGACACGGCCACCTATGCGCGCCGCTTGATCGAGGCAAAGGCCCAGGCCAAGATCCTGGAAGAAGAGATCGATCAGCTCCAGTCCAGGATCATGGACAACATGACCAACACCGAAGAGGGTTATATTAAAAACGATGACGGTTCAATTGCGGCGCGAATCAAGTGGGCCATGCGATCCTATAAGGCCCAGCCTGAGAAGATAACGCCAGCTAAACCGGCCAGGGTAGAACGTGCTAAAACTTTACAAATCTTGGGAGTGAAATGATGAAGATGAAATCTAAATTTCAGGAAAGACTGGAGTACCACATTGCCGCCAGGAAGGAAAACCTGGAGCCGATCCCGTTTGCTGGCCACGTGCAGATCGACGCAGACACTTGCGAGAAATGCGGCAAGACTTTAGAGATCGACCAGGTTCACAAGTGTCCGGAGAAAAGCCTGGCAGAGCTGGCCAATGAGTTCGAGGACTGGTACAACGCAAAGATGGGGCGCACCGGCGTTCGATGGGCGGGTGACTAATGAAATTAGCACCAACACCGATGCAAAAAAGATTGCTCGATCACCTGGTCAAGCATTATGCAGATCATGGGGTTTACCCTAGCACCAGGGAAATATGCCAGGCGCTAGGATACACAAGCCCGTCAACAGTTCATGCCATGATGCACCGCCTGGAGCGACGCGGATTGATAAGGATCAAACCTTACTTAACCAGGGGAATCGAGATCGTGGTAAATTAGCGTATCTCTTTGCAGAGACCCTTCCAGGTTTCACGTGCCTGGCTTAACTCCCCGCCTAGTGCGGGGATTTTTTTAGGCGTATGCCCTGGTCCCGGCCTTGTCGATAATCAGCGCTTGGCGGCGCGGCTTATCTTCCGACTTGTTCGGTATCGAGATATGGGTCCAGCGATCAAACTCGCGGATGATCTGATCGTATTCCAGGCCGGCCGCAATGACCGCCTTAACTACCTGGTCCGGCGTCATGCCTGGCACTCGAATATCTGCGGCGCATCCAATACGATGCTGGCTTGTATCCTTGGACCCGACCGCATCATTAACTTGCTTGCAACGGAATGCCGAGTTAATCATTACCGGCTTACCGCCCAGGACTGTCTTAACTTCTTCCAGGAAGTTAGCCAGGCGTACCAGGTTCGCCATCTCCGCATCGTTTGGAGTGTTGTCGAATTGACGGTGATCCGTATGGGTCAATTCTTCCAGGGTGAAATGTTCACTTAGATTCATTCTTTGCTTTCATGTCCATAATCTTTTCCAGGGTACGGCCGCCGAAGTACGCGCTCATAATCAGCATTCCCCATTGACCCAGGAGATTGACGTACGATTCTTTTGCGTCGTAACCGAATGCGCTCATCATAGCGAATAGGAAGTAACCGACAAAGATCGCGACCAGGGACATAGGACGGATGTTCTTGGATAGCCAGGAATCACTCGCCAGGTCCGCCTTCCAGCGATCCGAAATATTATTCTGTTCATTCATGTCCGCCTGGAGTTCTGCCAGCTTTCCTTCTTGTTGCATCTTTAGAAGTTCTTGCTGGGCCTTGGCCTTGGCTTCCGGATCAGGAATAAACTTGTCCAGGACTTTCATCCCGACATCAAAGAGTGCAGTCAAGGGAAACATTATTTTTTCCCCTTGACCTGGCGCGCCTCAGACAATGCGATCGCGACGGCTTGCTTGCGACTTACGACTTTCTGCCCGGAGCTGGACTTTAGTTTGCCGCCTTTAAATTCGCGCATCACTTTTTCAACCTTCATCATTTGCTTTCCACTCATTGGCATATCAATCCCCTTTCATTGCTTTAGCGCGGATGTTATCAATCATATTCGGATAGGGGCGGCCCGCTTTCTTAGCCATTGCCTTGGCCGCTTTGAGTTGACCAGGACTGAGCTTCTTGGATTTGCCCAGGGACTTGGGCCGTTCTTTTTCCCATATCGGTTTTGTTGCCATTATTTTTTAATCCCCCAAACAAGATAGTAAGCGCACCAACCAGCGACGAGAAAGCATAAAAACTGTACCCGCCGCACCTTATCTAAATCCGCATCGAATAACTTTTTACTTTTCTCTTCCAGCTTTTCGATGTCACTCTTAATCTTTAATACTTGCTCCCATTCCTTGGTGCCGTACTTCTTTACAAATTCTACTTTTGCTTTGTATTCCTGATCGCTGATGATTTTCCGGTGCTTGTATTCTTCGAGCGCTTTGAAGATGGCCCGCTCTTTGAGGAGCGCGGCGCGCTTTTCTGCGAGCTTGCGATCCCTGGCTTGTTGCTGGGCGACTTCGATCGCGTCGCCCTGGATGGATTCGATGCTTTTGGTAAGTCCTTTGCTGGCACCTCGCGCCGCATCAATCGATCCAGTAAGACTTTTAACGCCTTCTGTAAATCCGAAATCATCGGCCATATCATGCGCTTACTTTCCCAGGGCCTTGTAAAGAATATCCACCATCCAGCCGAATGCCGCGCCCACCAGTAAGAGGATCGCACCAGCTCCGCGCCAGCGATTCATCTGATCGCTCATGGTTTTTATACTGCTCTTGATGTCGGTCATATCACGCTGGAGTTGCTCGACGTGCGCTTCAAGGCGTCCTATTTGCTGGTTTAGATCGTCCGACATTTTGCCTTATCTCCTTACGGCTTTGGGTATTTCGCTTTGACTGCTAGGCAAGCATCGATGTACGCTTGCACTTGCGCTTGATCGCCCTTCACAATTCCGTCAATGTAATCGGTGATTGGCGGATATTCATACCGACGCATCAAATTATATGGAAGCGATTCACTTTGGGCCGGTACAAATGCCTGTCCGTCATAAACCCATCCTTCCTGGACTTGTGGTTTGTCGGTAATATCAACAACGTCAAACGCTTCGTCTTGCCATTCAGGTAGATCGTTTGCCGTAAAAATCCAGCGAACATTTCCATTGACGATTTGTGCGTATTTCTTTCCTTGTTCTGCTTTCATATCACCACTCCACGATTACAATTCCACCGCGACCATTGCCGCCGCCCGTTACGCTTGCGGAAGAATGCCTACCACATCCGGACCCACCATTTCCATAACCGGCGGCATTCTGCCCGTTGGTTGTGGCGTTCCAGGATTTGCCAAGCGTTGCCGCTCCCCAAGGGGTGCCGCCACCAATGCCGCCATTAAGATGGTCATCGCTTGAATATTCAGGACCTTCGCCATTTGTGCCGTTAGGACTGCCAGCATTGTTTGTATATCCAGCGCGTATTCCACCGCCACCGCCAGTTGCCGATAGGTATGCTCCAAACGAGGTAGTGCCGCCGCTTGACCCGCTATCATTACCGCTTGCACCGCCAGCTCCGCCAGCTCCAACCGTAACGCTAATTGATTCGCCTGGAGTGACAGAAACAAAAGAACGATAATACCACCCACCGCTACCACCGCCCATTGATCCGTGTCCGCCATCTTGAGTTGACCCGCCGCCGCCACCGCCGCCGCACAGGCTGACGATTAGTTTTGTAACACCAGCCGGTACAGTAAACGTTCCATTGCTTGTAAATACTTGTTGTTGAATTTGCGCCGCAGACGCTAGTTTTGCTCTTGTAATACTGCCATCTGCTGGTACGGCATTCGTTAAATTGCCAGCCGCAATAGCGCCGCTATTATCGACTACTACCCTGGCGATGTTGCGGGCGATTCCCATGGTTATGCTCCTTGCTGGACTTCGGTCCAGGATGTAGTTGATTCGTTCCAGGTGTAGCGTTGATATTCGCCACGTTTATTTGGATTTGGAATTGGTGATTCCCATTGCCAAGTAGATTGATTTAATACCCAGCTTGGATATGGTTTAGGTTTATAAAACACATCATTAACAGAATCGTATATATCACCAACGCCAGCAAAATTTCCACGCAATGGCGTATTTTGTGGGTGTTGATTTTCCCAGGTGTTATATGAAGTTTGCACCCATTGACCAGCAAGGGTATCAATATAATTTTGTTCAGCAACAATCACTTCGGTGACTGTGCCGTTTTCAATTTTTGCAAAGTGGCTCATCCTGTAAATGTCCCTGAAGAAGTGAATGTATGAATAGTCCTTCCGCCAACCGACGTAATTGTTCCGCCAGTACCGCGTTGTGGGCCTGGGTATGCAATGATGACAATACCTGATCCGCCAGCGGAAGCATCTGCATAACCACCACCACCTGAGTTTACGCGTGGTGTTTGGCTGGCAAATCCATCACCACCCCCACCTGACTGAGCAAATGATTTAATTGGTGATCCAGCATTATTTCTATAATATCCTGATCCACCGCCAGCATAATAAATTGTTTGCCCTGAAATATTTGATGGGCGTCCCATGCCGCCTTGTCCATTACCAACCCAACCTACTCCAGCGCATGAACCAAATCCGTTTTGTCCAGGGCCGCCAGCACCACCACCACCACCGTTTCCAGCGCCGCCGTTAGAGCCTTGGTTATCAACAGAGCGTGTACCGTAGCTAGTATCTGTTTCAGCGCTACCGCCGCCCGATCCACCCGTCCCTACTGCACCACTAGATCCACCGCCCCGGCCACCGCCCGTTGCCGTAACGTTATCAAATACAGAATTAGCTCCATTAGAGCCAATAGCTCCGCCGCCACCAACAGTAACCGTATATCCTGTGCCGACTGTAACAGACCTAAAACCTTCAAACATTCCGCCAGCACCGCCGCCGCCTGGGCCACCGTTGCCGCCGCCGCCACCACCAGCAACGACTAAATATTCCACGTTATACGTAGTAGTTGTTCCGCTACCTATAAGGGCTTGCCAAAATGAGCCGTCATAAATTTCTGTCAACCCAAGACTTGTATTAAATCTTGTTTGTCCTACTATTGGAGATCCTGGGCGTTGTGCCGTTGTACCACTTGGAAGAGTAGCGGCGCCAGTTGATGATGTCTTAGCAACAAATCCAGCGTCGGTTTGTGCAATCGTATAAGTATTCGCCACTAGGAAAGATCCAAACGCATCAACGACTAGCTCGTCGTTCAATGCCGCGGCGCTTACTAAGGTGATCGATGTTCCATTCGTGGCCGTGTAATCGTCGCCAGGACGCAAGCGAACACCGTTCAATGTAACGATTAGTGCTGGCGCGACGTACGATAAGCTGGCCCCGTTTGCATCGTTACCGGAGAAAACGGTTTGCCCGGATGTTGCTACAAATTCGAATGTCGTGAGAGTTGCTACCGACGCGGATGATGCGGCAATCCAGCCGGACGCCGTGTAAACCTTCATCACGCCGTCAGTCGTATTGAAATATAACGCGCCGACTACCAGGGCGTTACCGTCATTGTCAACGGATGGGTCTGATGCCTTGGCACCGAGATAACGATCGTCAAAGTTATCGAGCAAAGCGGCCGCACTTGCGGCACTTGACGCGGCAGAGACGGCCGAGGCCGCAGATGCAGTCGCAGAGCTGGCGGCATTCGTGGCCTGAGTTGTCGCCGTCGATGCTGAATTGCTTGCGTTGGTTGCACTTGTTGACGCATTGCTGGCAGAAGTCGATGCCGCGCTTGCACTACTAGCCGCGTTGGTTGCGCTTGTTGACGCGGCGCTTGCTGAGTTGCTGGCATTAGTCGCTTGCGTTGTTGCAGTTGACGCGCTATTGCTAGCTGATGTTGCGCTTGTCGCTGCATTTGTAGCAGAGGTTGACGCATTAGATGCTTGTGTCGTTGCAGTTGACGCTGACGAGCTAGCAGATGATGCAGAGTTAGACGCGTTTGTTGCAGAAGTTGACGCATTGCTGGCCGACGTACTAGCGGCACTTGCAGAGCTGGCCGCATTCGTGGCCGATGTTGAGGCGTTCGATGCAGAAGTAGATGCCGCGCTCGCTGAACTAGCGGCCGCACTAGCAGATGACGCGGCCGCGGCCGCACTAGAGGCGGCAGATGCCGCATCGACTACCAGGTCCCACTTAGCCACGTCAGCATTGGAGCTGATCGGCGTCGTGCCGCTGGAAGTATGGGCCGTATTAGCCCGGTAAACGTTTGCATTGCTAGAATCTTTTACCAGGTCACGGACGGTATAGGCTTGACCAGCGGCCCAGTTACCACGCCAGTTACCGATCTCTTCTCCGACTACGGGATTACCATCAGAATCGAATGCCAGGATCTTTCCAGCGCGGGAAGTTTGCACCGGCAACACCATATTGATCGAGGCTGGGTCCGTGACTGGAGCCAAGATCGCACGACCCAAGGCTTCCGCATTTTGCTGGTTGAAGATGGTTTGCTGATCCAGCTCAACGTTAAGCGATGCCGCAGTAAAGTCGCCACCAGTTACATAATCCGATGCGCGGGTAATGTCCCTGGCGCCTACAATTGTGATCCGCTTAGTAGATCCTGGGGCAGTAACAAAATTAACTGCGCCGGTACCGTTTGAGTTAATCGTTACCGTGTAATCCGTGGTTAATGTCTTTAGAGTTGCATCGACATAAACGTCAATATCAGTTTGCGCCAATATTTCAAAGGTGAACGCATAGGGTCCAGTACCAGCCGAGCCGGTATAGACTACTCGTCTCACTACGGGTGATATTGGGAAATCAGCCATTTTTTTCTCCTGATAATTTATACCTTAAACTGGAAGATTTTTCCATCATTATTTCCTTTTTGGCGGGGGTTCCGCAGTTAAACGTTCAAAGTCCGGGCCGCGTTCGGGTTCGGTATCACCTGGGGACCACCAATAGCGTTGGCCAGTTTCTCGTCTGTAACGCGCTTCGATTTCCCGCATTCGTTGTTTAGCGTCCGGATCACCCCAAATCTGTAAGCGATCCAGGATTTGACGCTCTAGTGCCAGGCGCAAATACCAAATGGATGACCCTGGGGTATAGCGTCCGGCGTATGAGATCAGCTCCCGCATGAAGTGGGTATCCTTGCCAGTTGCTAATTCCTGGACATTGCCGATTGTTAGGCGGCGCGTATCATCCAGGAATCCGACTACCGGGCCGGCAATGGTTTGCTCTAGTCCGCCGCCAAAACGGTTAACGTCGTTAAATAAGAAGTCGCCCAGGATACCTAGTCCACCACCCTGGAGTAATGCGGCACCCCAAAACTCAGGCGTCATTACTGTACGTGGATCGCGCCCCTTGGTAATCTCTTTGAGTTGCATTGCCAGGGCGCCGAATAGGGTAGTCGAGATAACCAGGTCAGCAAAGTACGCGCCCTTCTTGTTGAAGTTTTCCGCATTCACGGCGCGCATGACGTGGGTATTGAGTAGCGTTACCGGGAAATTCTTATACATGGCGAACGACCTGGAGATTTCACCGACAAATGTACCAGGGCGGGATTCCCCTACCAGCATGACGCGGCCACGGATTGACGCAGAAGGTACGGCAAATTCAGTCTCGGACTGGATCATCTCCAGGAATCGCGTCGCTAGATCGTCAGCTCTTCCTGGTTGCAAGTCGGTCCGCAAAGCAATCTCTTCCGGACGTAAGAATGTCGCACCTTCGTGTTCGTATAGCCCGGAAGTACGGATCACGTCCCAGTTACCCTCGCCGATACCGTACCGGTTCAAAGTGTCCTGGAGTGGTTGATCCAAATCTTTAAATTTCTTGGCCGCATTGTCAGCGATATAACCCATAAACTCCATGCCAAATGCCCAGCGTCCGGCCTGGGTCCAGGGAGATAAGCCAGTAATCCGCATGACCGTATCAGAGATGCGACGCGTAATTTCAGGGCCAGTCATATCACCGACGAATCGTGCCTGGGCGTTCGCGACGCTGGTCCAGTTTTCTGCGATCAATCCCAGGCGAGATGCCAGGCGCCCCTTCTCGTCAATGTTCAATGGCACCAGGTTATCGGCGACGCGTTTAATGACGTCAGCGGCGGGTATGCCGGAAGTCTTAGCGGCAATACGCTGGAAGTTAATATCGGTTAGAGCAGAGACGGCGGCCGCGCCAAGTTGCGCCGATTGAAGTATTTGGCGCAAGCCGGCAAAGCCCCTGGCAACGGTTCCATCGACTGGGGATGCCGTTGATCCATTAAGGATCGCGTACATTGAATCAAACATACCCAGTTGTGCGTTGGCCTTTTCGACCATCTTCGTTTCCGGATTGTTCGCCTCTTTCAGTTTGGCGTCTTGCATGACGGTTTGATGGATATACCGGACCGTCGCATTAGGGTTAGGCCCTAGTATCTCCATCATCGATATATCCCTGGACATTCCTTCCAGGTGATTAACCATGGTGACGAACGGTTCAGGATTGCCGAATTTCTCCTGGTACTCCATCCAGGAATCTGCATTCTTAAACGCCAGGAATCGATGGTCCTGGTGACGGCCAGCCATTGAGCGGCCACTACCAGCTCCGGATGGTTTAACCTTATTCCAGCCTTCCGTCGCAATGGAATCGAATACTTGTGCCAGGGCCAGCTCCAGGCGTTCCGGGGTAAATTTAAGCCCGGTACGCTCATCGATCATCTTTTCCAGGTCCAGGCGCTCACGGATAAAGTTAGTCCATTCTTCGCGTCCAGCCTTGCGTACAAGCATCGAATCGTGGATCTGAGGCATACCCCAATCCTTACGTTTTGGAATGGCACCACCGGCCGCATTAAAGCGCTGGCGGGCATAATCCGCCGCAGTTGACCAGGACTGTGCCAATTCTTTCGCGGCGGCCGATCCGGTATCCTCGCCAAACACTTCGCGTACCAGGTCCTTGGCCATGGCTTTATTACCTAGACCACCGGTTACGCCGCGACGTCTAAAGGTTGCCAGGACATCATCCATCTTGGAATAGATTTGACCGAGTACGGCCTTGCGCCTGGCTTCGACGTTGGAATACTTAGCAAACTCATCGCGATCCAGTAATGCCTGGGCGGCTTTTCCTAAACTTTCTCCGCCAGCATATTGATTTAAGTCAAAGCTAATCTTCTGCCAGTTGCGTATTTGCAACAATTTGACGCGTTTCTTTTCAATGGCCTCTTTTTGCAATGCGTCAAAAGTATCTTTCGCCGCCTGGGTGCCAGCCTGGATGGGATCCATCTTCTTGGCATACTCCGCCTCTAGCTCGTCAAATAAGCCCCTGGCCTTGGCGGCCTGGTCCCCTGAGAGTTTTCCCTCATTCTCGCCGTTGGTAATACATTCTCTAAAGCTCATTTAACGCACCCCACTAAGCGCTCTAACATAGACTTGTCCTGTTCAAAGTCGTCTAAAATTTGTTTTACAGTCTGCACTTCCGATATTCTCTCACCGGTTACTGGGTCGATTCTTTCCGCAATAGGCACTTCCAGGTCCATCAAATCAGCATTGCGTTTGCCACCAGTACCGATCTGTGCTAGAGTTAAGTCAGGAGTGTCCTTAATGAAATCATCTAAAAAAGTAGAGTTTCTCGACGTTGAAGGAATCCCGGTAACTTTAGGTTCTGTTCCTGGTTTTCCTGGCTTTTGCGCGGCCTGGGATAAATCTTCACCAAGACCTTTCCCAGCAGATTCAGCATTACGTAATGGCGCGCCAGTTGACAAGGCCGAGTTCGAGCGATTAAGAACTGCCGCTAACGCCTCATCATAAGCCAGGCCCATCTCGGCATTCATCTTATCAATCTGTGATTGTTCAGCTCTAGTAGGTTGACGATTCTCATCTGTAATGCGGCGCAAGATGCCATCGCGCTCTGCATACATCGCATGATATTTATCCTTGACTGTCATAAATTCAGGAATGCTAATCTGCACTTCTGCAATATGACCGTCAATTTCAACGTTCATCTTAATATCGCGATAACCACCATCCAGGGCTTTTACTTTTGGATCAAGTAGATTTCTAAATCCGCTATCGAGTACGCGATACTGGCCGCGCAATTCTCTTAGTGCGACGCCAGCTTGTTGGAAGTTGTCAACAATAATCGTAGCGCGCAATAAATCCTTAATCATGGTTGCGTCGCCAGCATAGTCATAGACAATCTTTTCTACTGCACGACTAGATCCTTTTAAGTTTGCGGCTTTGTATTCAGCATTAACCAGGTTGGCAATATTGCGATTGATATTGTCAAACTGTTCTTTACGTAATGCGGCGTCCTGGTACAGATTACGCAACGTTGTTTGTGCCTCAACATCCAGCGCCGCAAGATCATCTTCGTTTAATGACTTGGCTACATACTCATCAACGGTGATCGCCTGGCCGGCATTGGGCATATCTCCCAGTAGATCGCCTTCCAGGATGTCGCCCTGGTTCTTAGCGCCAATCGATCCGGGGCCTTCATCAAATCCTTTTAGCTCGTCTGCGCCTGGTTCTGCGAAGCGATTGCTTTGCGCCGGAGTTGTGAGATCGCCGCGATCTCCGCCATTTGGTACCCTTTCATAACTCCCGTCCTCAATTGCTCGGCGGACGCTTTCGGTAAACTCGCGGACGTAAGTTTCAGTTTTGGTTCCGCCGCCATCTTTCCACGCCTTGGCGATTCGGGTGAGATTGTCTGAGATGGGTCCCCGGACGTTTGCGTTATTTTCAATGATAGCGATCGCTTTGCCATAAATAGCCTCTTTCTCTTCGTTGCTTAGTTTAGCCAGGGTGTTGCCGGCCTGTTCAATATCGTTTGCATTCTTGACTAATGTCTCGAATAGTTGCTTATCCTTACGCAATTCTTTCATGGCGCGATCTAGGATCTTGGCCCGCTCCAGGAATAGGCTTTCTGCAATATCCTCATCGCCAAATAGACCGGCCTGTTCGGTTTTAACGAATCCGGCCTCTCTTGCCTGGCGTACGATTTGCTCGGCCTGGACTGCATTTGCTGGCTCCAGGCGGCGCAATAATTGAAGGATGGCCAATTGCTGGGCCTCGTCAGTAATGTAACGGCCGACGATAGATCCAAAATGTGGCGGCACTACATCATTGACCACGGCGTTAAATGCCTTGGGTCCAAGTTGAGATAGCTCGTTTGCTTGTCTTACAAACTGTGACCTGGGCGGCAATGACTTAATCAGCTCCGGTGCATCTCTAAGAATCTTGGCGGCGTCGATTAGTGTGCCAGTACCTTCTGCCAAGTTCTTGCCGGCGGCCGTTGCCCTGGCATAAGCCGGATCAAATCCATCGACTTCGCGAATCTTGAATGCGTAAATCTGAATATCTTGTGTCGGATCTGCTTCTTGCAAACGCTTTGCAAGTCCCAGGCGTTGATGGCCGTCAGCGATAAATGTACGTCCGTCGGCAAACTCATAAACGATTGCCGTGTTTGCTTTAACTGGATCCCACTTGGTAATATCTTTTAATCTTTCGGTAACGCCCATGACATCGCCGCCAGCTTTAAATTGGAATAGCTCGGCATCGACTAGCAAGTCTTTTGGCTTGTACGCAAAAATTTCGTTGTTTAAGTTGTCGTGAAAAAATATATCTTTCGGACGATTGATAGGACTTTCCGGCGGTGCGGCCGTGATCCTGGTTGAATCACCGTTCGATACTGCGTCGTACGATTGATCGACGCGAGCATTGTGTTCTAGGTTGCCGGCATCGTCTCTTAATACGTTGCCCTGGTTAACGCTTGCATCGATCTCGTCAAGCTCTTTAATCATCTTGACGTCAGGATCTACTTCGTACGGACGGCCTTCGCGAGTTGCTCTTGCCTTGTTCAGTACCTCGATACCATCGATCAGTTGTTTCTTGGTAAATTGAAATGCTGGCTTTGCACCCATAACGCCGGCCGTAATAATGCCAGCGCCAGCGGCGGCCGTACCTACGTTAGTTAAGAATGTTCTGTAATCGTATGGAAGATCCAGGGTTTTGTACCAGTCCGCCACTTCGATTTGTGTGACTGCTTCTGCGCCGCCGTTTAATACTGCCTGGCGCAATGTCTCTCTTAGGATTGTGGTACCAGCTCCCCTGGTAACGTATAGATCACCAGCGGTAATCGCGATGTTTGGCAAATCAGTTAAGACGGCGGTAGCTCCGCCGGCCATATCACCAAACCATCCGCCAAGTGTTTGACGTGCCGCTACATCAGCATTAACGTCGCCAGCTTTGATAGCACTCTTTTTTGCTCGCTCAAATAAGGCGTCGTTGTCCAGGTTGATTAGATCCGGAAATGTCTCAGGACGCTCCTTAATGAAATCAAAAATCTGTTTTGAGTATCCGTTATAGGCTTGTTCCCCGTAACCCTTTTGGGCCGTCATCTGACCCAGGTAATTGCTGGGATTAAAAAACTTCTTACCAGTTTTATCCTGGACCTCTTTAATGATTGGTTCCCATTGCTCTTTAAGATTGATACTGCGCGAATCGGTCCTGTTTAGTTTTAGGTTTGATTGATACGCGGCGCTAAAGTTTTCCAGGAAACCAGTATCTTCCCCACCTTTCAATGGTGAAAAAGGAGTTGCCGATAGATTTGGTTCGTCAAAAACGAAACTCATTTAATGCCTTCTCTTTGTTTTACGCGATCAGCTAATTGACGGAAATCGACCACCAGGGCGGATTTGTCTTTGATAGTAAAAGCCAATGGGCTTGTCTTGCCGCGATAATCTTCGTAATAAAGAACGGCACGATTTGTATCAATAAATGCGGGATAACCCTTACGCAAGCGCTCTATTGTAAATTTTCTGCCCTGGTCATCTTCGGGTAAACCATTAGATACTGCGGCAAAATCTTCATACGTTGCGCGGTTAATGATGTCCTTAAAACTATCCTGAGCAATGTTATTCGGAATTGGAATCCGTGTGCCGCGATACTCAATGATGCCGCCGTATGCTTTACCATTTTTTGCCATGGTCATGCCGGATGCTTCCTGGAATGCTTGTTTATACATATCCTCATCGAATACTGTCTTGCCGGCCACGATTGCGCGCTGGGTATAAATATTGTTAGCAGTTGAAACAATCGCGGCACGTGTCTTAGGTGCGAACGCATAAGCGCCGCCAAGTTGATCGGCGATAACATTTCTCTTCGTTGCCGCGTCGCCAGTACCTTCAAACGGTTTATTGCCAGCCTGGACTTGACGCATACCATTGAGCGCATCGTAAACGGTTTGTCTGTTAGCACCTGAGATAACCAGTCCGCCAGCATGAGCAAACTCAGGAGCAAACTTGGAAAGCTCATTCATAGCATTGCCTGAATCTTTTCCGAATCCCTGGTTCATTACGCCAAGCAATACAATTTGCTGATCGGGAGTAGCGGTTTGCAAGAATGTTGTAAGCGCACCAGCTTCATCCTGGGAGAAATATTTTGGCGATACATTCATGCTGGCCGCAAACGATTTGGATTGCGTTACGCGCTCGCCAATTTGCTTGACTAAATCGACTGGTGAAGCCGCAAAGTTAAGGGTTTTAACTTCTGCCGCACCGGTTTGATTCATATAACCGACTGGATCCTTCTCCAGCATATTGGTTTTATGGTTAAAGGATTTTTGCGCTACATCAATAAGCATTGCTTGTTCTAGTGTTGCGCCACCAGTTGTTTTGCTTTGTGCATCACGAATCCAGTCACCCAATTGAATTGGTGACATTTTATTAAACGCAATTGATTGCTGGCGCAGTACGCTCAAATAGTTAACCTGGCGCATTGTCGGATCATTGTCGGGTAATCCTAAACGACGGGCGCGGCCCTGGATCTCTGTTACTACGCTTTCACTTGGCACCTGGCCAAGAGAAATAATCCGCAATGATTCTGTGACGTCTGTTTTCAATTCAGTACGCAATGCTCTAAATTGTGCGTCCCTGGCGCGCAAGTCTGCCTCGATCTCATTGACCAGGGCGCCCATGCGGTTTACATCGATGCCGCGGGTAATGCGATTCTGTTTGAGTGGATTACCTTCTTTATCGTATAGCTCGCCAATGGGACCGGCTCCGAGATCAGCTTGTACCCGCTTTAAAAATTCTGCTTTGTTTGGTGCTTTCTCATATTCTTTTCTAAAGCGCGCAATGTGAGCTTGCTCGCCAATCTTTTGCATTTCGCGCTCAATCTCCAGGGGAGAAAATCCGCCGGATATTCCAAACTGTTTAATAGTTTGCAATTCCTGAAATAGCATAGTCTCAGCATTTGCAACGCCGCTACTCATAATCCTGATTACGTCCTGGCTACGTTGCTCCAAACCGGCCAGCGTTGTTGCTTTTAATTGCTGGGCAACACGGTCATTGTGACGCTCTGATATTTCCAGGAATGAGACATTTTTAATACGATCCAAATCGTTGGATACTCGACCCTTTAGCTTTGGATCCAATAAAGTTGTCAGCGATTCCAGGCCGTCTCGTACGTCAGAGGCTTCTGCTAAAAACTGAATTGGGTCAGAATTAGGATCGTTTTTAAATGCGTTAACTTTTTCGCTTAAAAGTCTGCGACCATCGTTTTGCAATTGCAATGCAACAAGTTCATTCGCCTGGTCATAAGCGGCTTTATCGTAAACACTACGCGGCATACCGGTTTTTTGGGTATCTTCTAATACCTGGCGAGCCTGTTCAGCAGTTTGTACGGATGCCCGACCTTTTTCTTCGGCCTGTTCCATACCAATCTTGCCGGCAAATGTAATAACGCGATCCAATGCACCCTGTTGTGCCTGGGAAAGATTTCTCATTTCGCGGCTTAGTGGCGCATATTCAATTGCGGGTAAAGCGGCCGCGCGATACGGATCTATCGCTATGCCGGTTTGTTGGTATCGTGGAAGTCTATCGGCCATGATTATTATCCAAATAGTGAATATTTAGATTTGGGTCCGCCGGCAGATGAATACATCATGCCAGCCTGGCCGACTGTGCCAATTGCCTGATACATACCAGCTTGGGCCGCGGCTTCACCGGATGCGCGCATAATATTTGCGTTTTGCTGGCCTGAGTATTTGTAGATATTTGCCTGGAATCCGGCGGATGACTGGGCCAGCTTTGCATTCTCCTGGGAGATATTGAACTCGGTATAACCTTCACGCAATGCGTATGTTTGCAATGAGCCAGCCGATCCGCCAAACGGATCAATTGCTCCGGCGCCAGCTCTAGCTCTTACCGTAGAGATTGTTCGGTTAATGTTTGTCAACGTTTTTAGTCCCTCTTGCTGGGCGCGAATGGCTTCGGTTCTGCCTTGCATTGTTACTTGCTGGGCTTGAAAGTCCGCCTGTTGTTGAGCGGCTTGTGCCTGGGCATTATAAATTTTCTGTTGCGTTTGACCTTGTTGATATTGGCCAACGGCGCTTACAAGCATTGCGGCAATTGCGACTTCCATGATTATTGTCCTATCGAAACTTTAAATTCCATGTTTAACAAATTGAACTTTAACGGTTCGCCTTGCGTTACCGTTATTGTTCCCTCTTTATCGAATCCTAGCAATGGGCCGGCCTTCTTAACTCCGGTAAATGGCTGAATTGCCGTATCTAATACGTTCGATCCAAATTGTCTAAACTGAATAGGATTGTCATTGATAGTCATTGACTGGGTTTGAAATACATCCGCATTGATCTCCATAATCCGCTTTTTAAATCCGCGGATATTACCCGACGCCATCTTTGCCTCGACTGGCATAGTTTTTAGGTTAATGTTGTAATTCAAACCGACTTGCCAGGATGCAGTTGCGGCCGTTGAGAATGTAACTGTGCCGCCACCTGGTACCGTTTTGTCAGCTTCCAGGATGCCATCGCGAATTACTTTAACTGTCTTGGCTACCAGGTGAGACATAGATGCAGATGCGCCGCTAGTATTAGCAAACTTAGCGCTATCCATTGTCAGATCGCGATTAAATGCTTCAACGTAATAGGCGGTTGATCCATTGACACTCCTGGCCACAATGACGTAAACCGTATTGACGTCAACGGCCACGGCCTTAAATAGTCCATCAGTTGTAAATTCCGATGGTGCAATAACGCTTTGCGATCTCAGCAATGAAATACACATAATCGTTCCATCATCGCCGTTAACGACATATAAACGATCGGTATCGTCAGTTGACGTTGCCCGGTTAAGAGCCATATCGACTGGGTTCTTGACCAGGTGTCCGGATAGTAATGTCACGTTATTGGCAATGTAGGTTGCCTCGGTATCGGTAAACAATAGCTCGTTAACGGATTTGCCCTGGCGTTGCAAAAACAAGGTTCCGGAATCCAGGCCAATAACTGGGAAATTATTCTTTGCGCCGATTTTGGTTGACGTGCGAATAATAAAGTTAGTCGGCGTAATTGGTTCCAGGGTTGCCTGGGGGACGTAAAACTCGCCGCCAATACTAAAGATTTGCAAGTCACGGCCCGAATAAATATCGGTAATCGTATTGAGTTGCGACGTGTCAATGGTTGCCTCTACGGCTTCATCGTCCAATCCTTCGCCGTATTGGAAATTAAAGAAATCCGATACGCGAGATCCCCATACGGTGGTTGGCCTGGACTTGGCACCGGCAAAAAATAGACGGCCTTCGTGGAATGTTACTGATCTTGGCCATCCGCGGCTTACGCTCCAGGACGCCTCATATCCGCGCTCAATCTCCCAGTTGCCCTGGGCGATATTGCTGGTATCAAAAAACGGAATCTCAACAATGGCTTTGACGCTATTATTGCTTACGAATTGCACAATCTTTGCCCGTCCCTGGGGTTCAGCATTGATATATTGCCCAACGTCACTCGTTGCAAAAAACGAATTTTGCGACGTAAGGGTAACGTTGCCGCTTGTTGCCGATGGGGTTAGATGGCCGGATGTTGGAGTTGTCACCGTTAGCGTATAGGCATACGACGGGATCTCATCAAACGCAATTGTCGAAACGGTCCAGCTCGCGTCAGTCCCGCCGCGTACAAACTTGACTGGCGCTAAATCTTCTTGGACAAAAATAATTGTATCGGCTGACTGGGCAAATTTTAGTCCTGGAATAACGCCGGACGTAAAGCTGGCCACGGCCAGGTAGTTGTTGCCTGATCCGTTGATATTGGTAATAAGCGCCTTGTTCTTATAAATGTAAACGCGCCCAGGGACGATCGCAAACATATAGGAATCAAGTACGTTAAATTGAAACGGCACAAGTTTAAGTGCCTGGCTTGCCAGGTTAGCCGGCAAAGTGTCAATGTATTGCAAACCTTCACGACGACGTGCGCCGCCCTGGGGTTGGATTACTACATTAGTAGCTTTTTGAAGTGCGTTGTAATATTGATTTAAGTCAATGCGGCCGCGCAAGAGCGGGTCCAATTCACCGACTACAAAATTGGTTTGAATGAGAACTGAACGTGGCATTATCCAAACCGTACATTGATAAGCGGGAATGCGTCCTGGTTATCCAATGTAACGGACGGACGGCTTTGTGCGTCAATGGTCATTGCCTGGCGGAAGAATCCGCCGCGCATATTCTCTTCCGGCAATCCAAATGCTAAACGCTGGTAATACTCAGCTTTTGTAAGCTGGTCAGTTACCATCTGAGCAAAATTAGCGGCCAGGGCATACTTCAAGAAATTGACGAAATAGCTGGGCATTTCGCTTTCAGGTGTGCGGTATTGGTAATCGATCCAGGCCTCTTCGATATTGGTTAGCAATTTGTCTTGCTGAACATCAAATTCAACGGTGGCCGGATAGTTAACGGTGTCATCCGCATGGACGGCGCGAACGCCAGCGATGCGATCACCAGGTAATTGATAAAGGTATTTCCAGCCAAATGTCGGGGTATCTACCAAACGGGCAAGCTGGCTTTTCTTTAGGGTAAAGCTCCAGGGATACATACACAAAACCATGTCCCGGATGTCGTCATAAAGACGGTCGCAAATCTGCGACGAATCAGAAACTTCTGAAAATGACGTTAGTGGTTTTTGCCCTAGATAAATAAGAGCATCAGAACATATCGATAGTTTTGTATCACCTGACGCCATAAAAATCCTTTAATGATAAAAATCCAGGCGGATTTCTCCGCCCGGACTTATTGGTACTACTTAGTCTCCGTCGGTGCTTGCGAGAGTTGTACCGTTGTCAATATCTACTACGCCGGAAGCGTTCGAACGAACGACTGCCAATGTAGCTACAAGGGTGCTATCTACGCTCGTTGCACAATAAACTAGATCGCCTACTTTAACGATGTCGGCTACTGCATTGAAATAGCCTTCTGTATTAACGTCAGCGATTGCGTCATTGGTGCGATAACCCCACATTACTGGAGATACGCCACTTTTTGCAACGTTACCGATTGGACCAAAATTATCGCGAGTAAATGCCATGATTTAGTCTCCTTATTCAGCGCAAGTGATTTTAACGATGCCCTCAGAATCAATCGCTACTGAGCCGGCGCTGAACATAGATGCCACTAAGAAAGATGTTTTCTCAGCGATATAGTCAACACGGCTAGTTTGATTGAGACCAATTGCCATTCCTACTGAATCGCGATGGAATGCGAATACGGTACGATCGGCGCTTGCTTTTGGCAAACCACCTTCGTCACGATCACCGATGGTAACGAACTTAAAGCCCAAGAAGGTATCTACTTCACCAGTTACCAACGCCTTAACGGTGTTGAAGTCAGAGCTGGTAACAGTTGTTTGACCCAAGAGAGCAGACAAGTTGTTAGCATGGAGAACGATCGTACGGCCTTCCATTGGTACGTTCTTGCTATCCAAATACTTCTTGGCGGCGCGGAGCTTACCAACGTTCAAGTCAGTAGCGGATCCGGTGGAGCCGTCGTTTTGAATAGTGTTTGCAACAGTACCGGTGCTGGATGCGGCAATAAGAGCATCAATGATTACCTGGTCCATGCGACGGCCAATAGCACCGGATACGACCTGAACAAGCTCTTGACGCTCGTTAAAGTTAACGCGTTGCTGATGGAAAATATCGCTATATTCTGCGGCGATATAGTCGGTCATGGTTGCAGTTACTTGTGAATAAGTAACGTTCAAAGGTACTACGTCAGTTTGTGGTACACGAACAGACGCGGTTCCCTTACCAATTTTTGGGAATTTTACAGTCGAGCCTTCAACGTTAGTACGCTCACGTGTCAAACCAGCAAGGGCGCGTTGCGCCTGGTAGGCCTGTTTAACTTCGCTATCGAATAACGTGACGAAAGCATTAGAGATTTGTAGTGCCATCTCAATTTCCTTTCATATCAAAGTTTAAAAAGTTAAAAATCATTTTTAGCTTTGCGATTATCCAAGCGGGTCGCTACGCGTAGTAACGGGCCTTGCGGTTATCCATTACGTAACACTATAAATAAAAAAAGAGTGCGTTGCAATCAGCTTCGCACTCTTTTTCGTTGTGACCGGGAAGTCTAACGGTTTCCCTCTCCAAACATTGAATAGACCATATCTTCCACTTTTTTGGTGTAAGCCGGATCTTTTCCGTATTTTGGATCTGCCATCATCGACTGAACATCGCTCATGCTCATCTTTTGGCTTTCTTGCATTTCAAGTCCAGGAATGTCCGTTTCCATATAGGATGCCCGGATCTTGTGGAGCGCAGAAATAAACGACGCATTATTACTAGCGCGCCCAATTGCCTCGATCTCGTTTTGATTGAGAGTGCCAGCATTTTGCATTTTGACTAGCCATTGCTCAGTTGATTGAACGATCTTGTCCGCATTGCGGCCCAGTTTCTTCATCTCAGCTTCGCGGCTGGTTTTCATTTGCTCATCTGCGGCGCCCATGTGATTCGTATAGAGATCGATCATTTGATCGAATTGCTCCTGGCTTAGACCCTGATCCTTGGCCAGTCCTACGAAATCCTTTAGCATCGGATCATCTTCGGCCACTCCGCGGTCCTTTAGACTGGTAATCTCATACTTACCGTCCTTGGGTGCCTTGTGTTTACCAGCAGACATTTTGGCCCGTAACTCAGAGTACGCCTTGGCCAGCCCCTCAACGTCCGGACCGGATTCTTCGTCCCAAAAATTTTCAGGGAAAAATTCAGGGCGAACGAAATCCAGCTCTTCGTCGTTATCTACTTCCTGGGGCTTGTCGTTTGGATCTACTTCCATGTGCGGAGCCGCTAGATCATCCATCTTTTGACCTGGTTTTTCCGCTGGTTTCACGTTCAGTAGGCTACCTGAATCGTCCTTGTTGCTACTTGTTGCGTTATTGCCGGCTTGATTATCGCTAGTATCAGCGGTCAAGTTGTCGGTATCGCTCATATTTAAGACCTCGCTCGTTTAATTCGCCGCTCTAATTCCCGGACCAGGGAGTTTTGACCCTCGCGGGCAAACCCATGGGAAGGGTCCTCGCCAGGAAACCAGGTCGGCTGTTCGATGGTTGTAGCTCTTAGCCATTCCAAGAGCTTTACGCCATCATCGGTAGAAAAGACGCGAGTGACCAGGAGATCAATCTCATTGTCCGACGCGCCCTTTTGCTTGATCTCCGGGGACCGGAGACCTTCCCATCCTTCTTCCATCATCTTTTAGACCTCTTGTGCTTGTGGTTGTTCTGCGCCAGCGGGTGCTTGTGCGGCCTGGGCCATTTGGGCGGCCTGGGCCATTTGCGCCATGATTGCCTGGCGTTGCTCTTTTGAGTTAATTAAGTAACTTGGCACTCCCAGGCGATCGGCCAGGTAATCGGCCAGCTCTTCCTGGTTGATCGCAAGCTGGGCGCCTAGACCTACTTGGCCCGCTACCTGAACGAATTGCAATACGTCGTTTACTTCTTGCATATTCTGAGCCTGGGCAAGCGATCCAGTTGGCACTACCTTAACTTCGGAGCCGTCCACCTTCAATGGGAAATCGATTAGACCCATTTCGTCCATGACTTCCATGGTGCGGCGAACGATTGGTTGCATGACTTCGGTAATCAAGCGGCCATAAGCTGGTCCAATGTTCTGAGATAACTCTTTCATGCGCTCCGCGACTTCGGTTGCGGATCTCGCGCTCATGGTATCCGGCGGCAATGTATCGTCCAATAGCATCTTTTTGATGGCATTGACCAAATCGTTGATAACGAGCTGGGATACGTTG